TCTTGATACAGGGTCGCCGTTGTATGCAGTGAAATCTACATAGTCCGTGGAACCGTTAAGGTAGACAACTCTGCTTCCACCCTGTGAAGAACCAGAACCTGTTACTGTCTGATTTTGAAAAATTGCAGAAGTGCTGCTGTTTTTTCTAATCTGGATGTTGTACTGATTTGTTGTTGTTCCAGCAGCAGTCCACCATGCGTGAAGTGAAATGTTGTAGTAACCAGCAATTGTTGGCGTGAACTGTTTAGAGGTTGCATTCCACCAGTTGTTAGGGTCAATATCATCTACAAAAGAAATAAGAACATCATTGGTGTTGCTTGCGATTGACTGGTCACCAGACAACTTTCCAGTAACAACAGTATCGGTTGCTGAAATGTTTGCACTTGGACCAGTTGCACCCGTAGCGCCAGTCGCTCCAGTTGGTCCAGTTAGTCCAGTAGCGCCAGTTGGGCCTGGAACAGTTGAGTCTGCGCCGCTCGCACCAGTTGCTCCTGTAGGCCCTGTTGCGCCAGTAGGACCAGTTGCTCCTTCTGCGGCGATTAATGTCCAGAATGTTCCCTCTGATGGAGTATCTCCTGTATTACCGCCATTGGAATTGATGCGATACCAAGTCTGTCCTTCGTAGGTTGCTATATCACCAACTGCGTATGACGCTCCAAGGTTATAAGCACCAGTAAAATTCCATAAAGCATCTGCCCCAGTTGGGCCAGTGGCACCAGTGGCTCCAGCGGGTCCTGTCACGCCAGTAGGACCTGTCACACCAGTCGGACCAGTAGCGCCAGTTGGACCAGTCGCGCCTGTTGCTCCCGCAGGACCTGTAGCACCCGTCGGACCAGCATCACCTGTATATGGAACAAACTTGGCACCATCAAAACGGAGAATCTGACCAGAGGAAGCACCCGAAGTATCTACTTCAATCCCGTCAACAAAAAGAGCAGGGACTTTTAGAGTGTCGTCAGTCTTGAGGACATTTGCTTCGTCGCGATAGAGATTTACATCTCCGACTGCGGTTCCGTCACCCCAAACAAGGCGACCACCAGCCTGAACTTGAAGTCTTGCGTAGGTATCGCCGTCTACAAAAATCGTCAACCCATCAGAGCCAGCAGAAGACAACTGCTTGATTGTAATTGGGGTTATAAATTTTTGTGACACGACCTCAATCGCTTCCTACATTTTGCCCCTCAGGGCAGACTATTAACCTGTTACTACGATATGGAAATCGTCAGAAGAGATTGTTCCGTTCATTGTAACAACAACAGCATCATTGCTTGAGCGAACAACATCACAGTTTACGGTCTCGCCAGTTGAAACTTGATAAACCTGAACAGTTACATTCTTTGTTCCAAAGTTGTGCGTAACGGTTGTGGTTGAAACACCAACTGAAGAAGCAGCACAAGCCTGGTGAACGACTCTTGCAAGAACTGCAACAGAAGTTGTCTGACCAGAAGTTGAGGTGCTTGCGAGGTTTGTACGAGCATCTGCTGCTGTTGAAGCACCAGTACCACCGTCTGTGACGGCAACATCAGTGCCATTCCAAACACCAGTGGTGATTGTGCCAAGCGTTGTAATCGTGTTCTGACCAGCATATGTAGAAGCAATGTCTACAGCGTTTGCAGATACCGAAATACGGTCAGTCGTACCGACAACATCAATTGTGTTACCAGTCTTAGTGAGACCGTCACCAGCCGTGATTGAACCAGCACCAGAGAACTGTGCCCAGTTGATTGCGTCTGTTCCGACAGCAATCGCTCCGTTGCTTGTTACAACCCATCCAGAGTCGGCGTTGACAGTACCTTCTTCAACAAAAGTAAATGCTCCACCAGAAACTTCACCAGTGCCATCAAAGTCTGTTGCACGAACTGCTGCACCAGAAGCCTGGACAACATAGATACCGTTTTGAGATGCTGTTGCTTGGTCCTTAACAAGAACTCGGTTACCTTCAGCAAGGGTTACGGTAGTGTCAAGAGTGTCGCCAGCCTCAAGTCCTGTGGAAAGGTTGACTGGTCCAGTTGTCGCTGCACGAACTGATTGCTTAACATCAAGACCTGCACGGGCTGCGTCTACATAGCCCTTTGTAGCAGCATGGGCAGCATCGGTTGGTTCGGCAACCTTGATATTGCCATTTGCGTCACGCTTGACCAACTTAGATGCTGTTGCATCTGATGTTGCCCCATTAAGGTCATTCCAGAATGCGGATGAAAGCAAACCAGCAGAGTCGGTATCTGCAACATTGAGAGTGAGGGTTACAACGCCATTGGACTCTGAAACAGTAAGGGCTTCAGCAATCCCTACGCCACCACCAGAAGAGATGCTGTTTACAACCTTGCGCCATGCACCATTGCCATAGATTTCAATGCTGTCGGTAGTACTGTTGTAGTACATCCGACCTTCAAAGTTACCAGTGCTTGGGGCTGTGCCAAGAACTTCAAAGGTGGCGTTAACCAGTTGATTCTGGTTTAGGTCAATATTTGTGAGAAATTTAGTTGCCATTGGCCCTCGCCTTTAAGTTAGATATGCGTATCCAGAGAACGGCACCGTGAAAGAAACTGTCACCTGTGTCGTACTGTCATATTGTACTTCACCAAAGACTGCTGTTTTTGCAGAATCAACAATGGACACAGATGGGTAGCCACCAAGGGTATGGGTGATTACCCATTCAGCAGACGCAACACCTTGAGTGTGGATATGCCTTCTTGAACTTGACGAACTTGGTGAAGTTGAACGAACAACAACTATATTTGGTGAGTCTTGGTCAACAGTTACCCTATTAGGAGTATCTTGATAAACATTGACGTTGTTTGGAACTGAATTACTCATCTAGTTACCTCTAGCGACAACGTAAATGTTCCTTGAATAACTCTAGAAACATTGCCAGAGTCATCAATTATTTCTAGGTCGTACACGCCGCTTGAGGTTAAAGCAGACGTATCTGCAGCGCTTATAACTATAGTTATAACTCCATCAGGCTCATTAAGAGATATGCGACCATTTTCTGTAGTCAGAGTAATTAAAGGGCTAGTTGACTCTACTGTTCTACGAACTTGCATTCTTGCGGTGTGGTCAGTAAGCGGATACGGCTCAAAGACCTCTGGGTCTTCTGCGCTTGGCTGCTCAATGGCTATGACGCGCGTAAAAGTAACACCTTGCTCACAGAGTATGTTGTAATTTCCTGCAATCATGTGACCACCTTAAAACCTCTTATATATTGTGCCTTATAACAATGGCTACAAGGTGGCAGTACCGAGAACTCCGAATGTGCCGCTACCAAGAGTCAATGTAAATTCATCAACAATCGTATGATAAATCTTGTACCCCATTGGCTTTGCTTCTGCCACAACACTTAACACATTAGGTGAACCAGCAAAACTAGAAAAATTTATTGCTGTAGAGCCAATAGTGATATTTCCAGTAGTAGAAACTTCAAAAGACTTGTCACCGTTTGTGTCGCCTTGAGTGACGTACCATACTGCGCCTTGTTTAATTTCTCCTGTCGTACCATTCCATCCAGTGTCAAAGTCTGTAGACCTAGATGCCGCTCCAGAAGCAACGACTGTATAGACGCCGTTTTGTGACTGTGTTGATTGATTCTTTAAAAGAACTTTATTGCCCGTCACAAGAGTTACTCCGTCAATAATGTCGCCATTTTCAAGACCGCTAGAAATATTTACATTTGCAGTAGAGGCTGCTACCACTTTTCCTCTGTAGTCAACATCTGGCGTTTCCGAACCTAAAGTTGTAATTCTTATGTTCCAAGGATTTGCTCCGCTTCCAGCGTCATATCTTTGGCTAACAGATACTGTTTTTTCGCCAGTTAGAACAAACTGTGCAGCGGCTCTTAATGAACCTTGAGTCCCAGAACCGCGTCCGTAAATGGCTGGATAAAGTTGAGCAATTCTGTATGCTTCAGTATCGGTTATTATCTCCGTATTGTTTGCATCGTATAACTGCTTAGTTACTTGACGACCAGAAAACTGAGCAAGCCAATCAAGATTTTCATCTCTAACATTGTTGTAGTCAGTAAGCCTGCTTCTTGTTCCTATGTCGGCAGCACTAAAGTTGGCAGGTAATTCAGATTTTTCATATTGAAACCATTCGGAGTACTGAAACATACTGTCTGCTATTCCATCTGTAAGTACATCAACAAGTCTAAAGAATGGCCAAGTTGGGTCTAGTTCATTTGAGTCATAACTTTCAAAAAAATTAGGTATATAAGGTCTTATGTTTTGAATAACCGGATTATTTGCCCAAGCCGAGTCATTCACCAAGTTTGGCGTAGAAAGATATATTGTTGAAAGAGGTGTAGGCACAACTCCTGGGTTAGCCAATTGGTCAAAATTTGGGTCAAAGTTTGGGCTGTGGTTTGAAATAGTTACGGTTATGCCGTATGCGTCAACACCGTCTTCCAGTCCTGTAACCGTCAACACATTTGACCTTACTGCATCCCAAGAGCCACCAACAAGGTTTCTTATATTTGGTTCACCGCATCCATCGTTAGAGTTGCAAATCAATGCAGACACCTGAGGATTGCCTAAGTTGCAATTTAATACAGAAGTAAAAACAAATCTTTGACCTATATCTTCAATTTCAAATGGAGTTGTTTCTGTGTCGAAATCAAGTCTTAAAGTTATAGGCTCTTTGTTAATTGGATTTATTTTTAAAACGTAATGAGAACTACAAAAAAAGTTTTCACCAGAAACAATTAATGAACCGTTTCCACTTGATATATACCATCCAGAATTTGTATTTGTATCAAGAATATTAACAGAATCCAAAGAAACAAAATTGTACGCCCTTAAAGACTGATAATCATTAAGTCTTTGAATTGTTTTCATTGCAACGCTACCGAATTAAGTGTTAAGACGATGTCGTCAAAAGAAATAGAAGGAAGCGAGCCCTTAAATACGTAGTCAATATTTCCAGCAACATCATTTGAGCCGTAAGTAGCAGATTTGGGTTCTACGGATAGTTCTGTCATATAAACAACACCACGAACGCCAGAAATTATTCCATAAAATTCAGAAAGTTTAATACCGTCTGAAAATCTATAATTTTCAGGAGAAAAATAAGAAGACAAAGCAGATTTAACATTATTTGCTATTACCGCTGATTCGTAATCGGACGAATAAGCAATAGATGCTGTTACGTCAAGTTCTACAAGATTTACATTGTTAATCCCTATTTCCAGGCCAGCAACGGTTTTTTCTTGAATATCAATAAGCAAATCTGTTTTTAGTTCTGGAGAAACAAAATCGCCAATACCATAAACAAATATAGTCACATAACCTACTTCATCCGGGTCATCTAACTCAAGGTCGCCATCTGGGTCTGTAAGGTCGTAAGTTTTTGAACGAGAAACTATATTTCCATATCCAGACGCTATAAATGAATCAACTTGAGATGCTTTTGCAAAAGAAGAAGAAAGCGAACCAAGATAGTTAACAGACCTTGTTAAATATTCAATTTCAGTTTCAGGGTTAGTTCCAGAAGTTACTATTGATTCAAGTTCTGCTTGAAGAATATCTGTTGTTGGTGTTTCAATTTCTAAAAGAGTTCCAACTGCCAAAGGGATAGTTAATCCAATTTCAAGAGATTGTGCTTCAACACTGCCATATGGAAGCGGGTCTTCAATATCAACTGCTGCAATTATTAGTTCTTCAGTAGTTTCAAAGTAAAGAGCACTTCTTTCGCCCAAAAACTCAAATTCATATCTGACCACTGTTCCTTGAGGAACTACTGCTCCATCTGTTGTTGTAGAAGTAAATTTAATATCTGCAATAGTTTTTGAGCCATCATCTAAAATAACGCCCATCATCCCAACAAGACCAGCCATCAATCTGTCAGGAATTCTATTTATAGCGGCAATATTTAATCCGCTTACATATGAAACAGCCTGCAGTATTGCATCTTCAGGAGTTCCCTGACGAGGTTGAAATTCTGGTAAAGCAACTCGTGCGTAATCTATTGCGTCTAAATATATTGCCGTTGGTGAAGAGTCAAACGGTGTAAGCGATACATATTGAGAAAAATTTATTGGCATTTTATGTCCTCACTCGGAAATCAAATTCTACGTTAAGCGAGCCGTCTTCTCTCAGTGAAGGATTTATCCCAACAATTTCAACTTCGGGCAAAAATCTTGCTGCATTAATAACAAAATCTATCGGTTCTATGGATATGAAAGTAGGGTCCAGTACACCAAAGTCTGGTGTTATTGGGTGTTCTCCAACTTCTGTTAATAAACTAAATGTAAGTATTTGTCTATAGTATTCATAACTTCCTTCGGGCAATGTCTTTATACGACCTGAAGTAAATTTTATTGGAAAAGAAAGACAGTCCATATTCAATTATCCCACAGCATTTATGCAATGTCCATAAACATAATAATTTTAATATCTCTTGATTCATTAGAAATTTCTTGAACAACTTCCGCTGAAACATCAGTAGAAGCCTGTTGAGCAAGATGCCCGATTACGTACATCTCTTCTGTTCCACCGCCGACATTAGCACACAACACACGATTGCCTTCAGAAATTTGAAATCCGCTAATAGTGTTGACAACCTGCATTGGACCGACGGTATTTGAAAGTTTTGGTATGTATACGTAAACCTTGTTATTTGGCAATACACGCTTAACAACTCCAAGATATATTCCATCTGCTCTTGTTGGATGCGACGAGGCTTTTGTCCTATTGACTCCTACTATCATTAAAAACACCTATTCCTATCGGGAATTACTGCAGCGCCAGACCAAACTTCTTTTCCATTCGAAGGAAATCTTTTTAAAACTGTCAACATTTGTGCTTGAATAAGTACATACATGTAAGCGTTGACTTTATCTAGTCCTGCTGTTTGATAAAAAATTCCATGATGAATTGACTCAGATTCGTATTTATCTATTGCTTCTGATTCGCTAAGTTCTATAACTGTTCCATCAACACAAAATAAACGCTCAAGAATAACATAAGCATTAAATGTTTGCTCTTCATAAATAAATGTTGTTGAGTGATAAAACATTGACAAAGTTCTACACTTGGTTAATGTTTCAGTTTTATATGTAGAAGGAAGCAAAGGTCTATTCCACATATCTATATTTCCAGCCTGTAAAAAATTGTTTCTGTCTATTAAAGAAGCAGCACTAAGAAGAGGTTTTGGAACTATTAATTTTATTTCTTCTTTTAATGTTGGGTGAGAAGCAAGTCTTCTTGAGTTAGGTAATCTTGCTTTTGTTTGTTCTCCGATAGGAAATGGTGTTGTTCCAACTGGAATTTGAGTTGGTTGCGTGTCGTTGTAGTTAGGCATTCCTATTGAAGATGTACCCATAATATTGCTTTTAGTAGAAAAATATTCGCTGTTAACTATTTTTCCAATAGGAAGAGGTTTTATTTTTATCTTTCCATTTACTTCAAGTCTTTCAGGTGTTCTAAACTGAACAGAAACAGGGTCAGTTAACTGTTCTTCAAAATTAACACTTGTAATCAAATAGTATTTTTGCATATGCGGAATATTGTTTATTCGTATAGTCATACCTGGCCGCAAGCCAACACCATTGTCTCTATGAACGGTTGCAGAACCCTCTGTCTCCATTGGGTCGTTTTCGCCTTTTGTCAATTGAGGCATAGAAAGAATTTCAAATCGTTTTTTTGAATCTTCTGTTCCAGGGTATTCAAATGGAATAAAATGTTTATTTGGTTGAAGTTTTACTGTTTTGTCTTTGTTCAAAACAGGTTTTCCTTTTTTATCAAGTACAGGTTTTCCCTGCAACCTAGAAGTACCCCATTTATATAAAAACCATTTTTGTGTGCCAAAATACAGCGTTCCGTCAACAACAAAAACAACGTATTGCGACTCGCCAGCAATATTTGTTATTCTGTCCCACACAGAATCTTGTTGTCCTGTTCCTGAGTTTTTTGAACCTGCTTTAACTTTTGTGCTTTTTTCTCCAACAAATTTTAATCCATATTTGATTGCAGCGCGTCTTACAAATTCATATCCAGAGCCACTTATGTTTCCGGGTTTTTTATCTCTTTTCATTTGCTGAATTGCTTTTGGCATTGCTTCTAGGGTATATACCGGAGATGCACCAGCATCCCCCTGTGAAACACTCACTCTACTAATTTCATAAACGTGTCGTATTCTTGAAAATAAAGGGTATATATCTGGTTCTATAGTTAATGTTTCAACAGGCCTTATTGCAGTTGTTTCGTAAACAACGTCTCTACCAACTATAAAATAACTGTTTGAACCCATCTCAAGACCTGGGTCAACTATTTTTATGGTTAGTTGAGCGGCCATGTCCATTGAATAACTAACACTCACGCTCAAAATATTTTGAGCAACAACAGACATTTGTTTTTTAGTTAAATCACCTATTTGTAAAGAATCAGAAGTAAACATGTTTAGTTATTTTTACCTGCTGGATATGCAAGAGTGTCTGTTGCATAAGCCAAATATTTATACGTGTTTGCAACCCAGAGACCATACGTTGGGTCAGCAGGCGTGCATTTTGGGTCACCAGAATCTGTCTTACATGGAGGTGGAGGTGGGTTGTCTGGAGTGAGTGGAGGAAGTGGAATTATTTCTCTTGCAATAATTGGATATTCTGTGAGCGTTAAAGAAACTTCTGCAGCAGAAATATTATTTCCGTTATCAGTAAAACGTGTTGCTGTTATAGAGCAGTCATTTATAATCCATTGCATATTTCTTGTATTGTTTGTATATGGGTATCTATATTCAGTACTTAAAAGTGTATTTACGTTATACAGTGTTATTGGGCTTGGGCTACCAGCCATAGACCTAATATTGTCTAATTGGTCATCAATGGAAACCATAAGACCATCATTGACTATTGAAGAAGTCTGTTTTATTAAAGTTTTTATTTTTGTTACAGGGTCAATACTGTAAAACTCATTTTGTTCTAATTTTTTTGCAACAACAAGAAACCTAAAGGAAACTTTGGTTAAGTTATAATTTGACCAATCAACTAATGGATAGTTTCCGCTTCTTGCAACTTCATTCCACGTTGAAGACAGTTGTGAAAACTCAAAACTGTTTGGAATCATTTCAAAAACATGTATTCTTTCTATTCTCTGACGTGAACTTTCAGCAGTATTAAAATGATTAATTATTTGTTTCATGTATGGAAGAGTAAAATCATTTGAACCTGTGTAAAGTTTTTTATCTTCTTTTATTACAATATTTGTTTTACCTATTCCTTCTCTGCCGGTTTGATTTTTTGTTCCGCCTCCTTTTGTGTTGTTTGTTCCAGCCCCTTTTCCAGCCCCTCTACCAGAACCTGAGCCAGAACCAGAGCCAGAACCTGAGCCAGAACCTCCAGAACCTGAGCCAGAACCTGAGCCAGAACCAGAACCAGAACCTTGGCTAGAATAATTAGCAAAACCTGCATATGCAGCCATAGTTTCTTCTTCGTTCATGCTGCTCTGCCCGCCACCTGGTCCTGAACGGCCATTGCTGTCTTCACTCATGTAGTCGTACTTTTGTCTTATAGCCTGTGCTGCTCGTGCAGATATCTGGCCTTGGTCAAAATAATCTGTTGACACTCTTTCTGAAACAAATGTAGTTTGGTCATAGGAAGAAGACCCTGTTATTCTTCTAAGTTCCAGTGCTGGTAATTGTTGAAAAAAATAAAATCCGACTTGAACGTTGCGTTGTTTTTCTTTTTTTCTTCTTGCAATAAGAGTTGGGTCTTTATATGTTGTTTTTATGCTTTCAATTCCTTCTGCAGGACTTGTGTAGTTAACGTAAATTGAATAATTTTCAAGATTTCCTCCACCAAGATTGACCTCCGCCCATATCGGCTCGCCAATGCTTGTTTTGTAATATGTGCATCTAAAAAGTCTTCCCTGTGTATCCATAACAACTTTCCCAGGTGTTTGACTTTTAAATACATCCATTGATGCTCTATCATCTGACCTATTTGTTCCCATAAATCGAAGACGAATTGGATTTGTTGTAGAGGAATTTTCTTTTGTCATGACTATCTCCTCTCTCTGTTTGAGCGTTCAGTGTCTTTAATTTTCATCATTACCTGGTCTGCAATTTCTTGAGGAGAAGCATTCTTTCCACCCTGAATATAGAAAGAGTAGTTTGTGTCTCCACTAGTACTTGACATACCCATTGATGGCCGCTTATTTGAAGATGCAACAGGTACGCGCGTATCTCCAATTGCACCTGGACCAGGTACTACATGAAGATGTCTTGAAGCATTTGTTCCGTGGAACTCTGCAAATCCTCCACCTGCTTTAGCAAGTGTTTGATATTGACCAAGGTTTTGACCGACTAAATCGTATGCGCGACCAGTTACATGGTCTGAGTTAACAGAGCCAAGCCCTGTTGTTCTGTAGGAAGACGTGACTGTTCTTTTTCCTGTAAGCGAAGCATCCATAGCAGAATGTCTGCCCATTGTTATTGCAAGTTTGCTAGAAGTTGTGTCACCAATACCTGCGCCTCTTGGCGTTGATGTATCATCAGAATCAATAAGTTCTTTAAATGCTTCTTTTGTGAACCAGTCTGGCTTATTTTCTTTATCTCTCTTAAAGAATTCGTCCATACTTCCTATAAGTTCTGATGCTGCATCTGAAATTCCTAGTGCAGCAGTATCAAGAGCGGAAGTATCTCCCTTTCCACCTTTTTTGCCTTTTGATGTACTAATAAGTTCAAGGTCGCTCATTCCAGCAACACCCAAAACTGCCGACTCTTTGCTTTTTGCTCCACGAACTTTACTGGTGTCAAATTTTCCTTGAGCCTTTATGTCAAGTGCAGCAAGTTCATCTGTTGACATATTCATGACTTTGTCAATTACTGCGTTAGCGTCGACCATCTTGCCAGTGCCTTTTAGTTGAGAGTTCAACTGGTCTGCATACTGTTGACCAAGGTCAGTTCTTGCTTTTGTTCTTTGTTGGTCCAGCAATGCTTGAATCTCTTTGTCACCAGAAAAAGTTTCTGGGTCCATTCCATAAAGAGCGCCACCCTTTTTAAATGCTGAACCACCTGCTTGGAAAGATTCTTCAAACTGAGCCTGTGCAATACCGCCACTTCCAAACAAAGTAGTATTTTGTTCTCCAACACCTTGTAAAAATTCCGCTTTATCTTTAAATGTAAGTGTTCCGCTGTTTGCTTTGTCTCTAAAAGTTCTGGCCATTTCATCAAGAATTCGTGGAGTGTCCCATTTTTTTATTGCATCATCAAAAATAGAAAAAGAATCAACAACTGCAGAAACTGTTACAGCATTCATTTGTTCTTTTGTTTTTTCCATTGCTACACCAAGGCCCTCAACTACGTCTTTAAAGTCAACAGTTGCATCATAAAGATTTATGCCAAGGCTTCCAGCCATATCCATTATTTCCTGGTCTGTCTTACCAGTCATTGTTTTTAGAGCGTCCATTCGCGCATTAAACTTGTCCTGCAATGGACCCATTGCCGCAAGGTTTGCAGCACCATCTTTACGAAGTTTATTAAGATATTCTTCTGGCTTAGCGGCTATATTTTTTTTATCTTCGTCGCTAAAAGTGACTCCACCTTTGGTTGAAAGTATTTCCGCTACTTCGTCAGGGCTTTTCATTATTCCGTTAGCGTCATAAACTCCACTTCCAGTGCCAACTTTAAGAAGTTCTTGTTGTGCTCTAATAACTTTCATTGGGTCTTCAAAAGCAGTTCTTAATGATGATGGTCCTATTTCTTTGCCCTGTGCGTCACGACCACCATTTTTTGATTCAGATTGGACGGCTCCAAGAGTAGAACTTAAAGAAGTATTGATAATTGAATTAATTTGTTTTTCAGCAACAGCCTTTGCTTTTTGGGCTTTTATTTTTTCCCTGTTTAGATAGCCCATGACCATTCCGCCAATACCGCCAACAAGTGTTCCGACTACTGCTCCAACGGCAGTGCCTATTCCAGGAATTGCAGAGCCAATCATTGCTCCAGCAGCGGCACCTCCTAGTGCTCCGCTTACTCCACCACCTTTTACGGTTCTTGCGTTCATAGCGGTTCCTAGACCAGCAACAGCAACACCAGCAAGTGGGTTTGATTGCGCTACTGCAGCGCCTGCAGCCATTGCGCCCTGTGCTTCTTCTGAAGCAAATTGCGAACCAGCGCCAAGTACAAAAGATGCTCCCATTTTTGCTGTGTTGCTTCCCAGCATCGCACGGTTTCGTCTTCCTCTATAGCCGTCCATTTTTGTTCTGTTTTTAATTGCGCGCTGTCTAAATTTTGCTCTTCTTGTTAATTCTCCACTTCCACCAGATGACGGAAGTTTTCCATCTTTGTAAGCACCTTCACCAAATGCTTTGTTATAGACCCTTGCTTGTCTGAACTCTTCATCAGTCATTCCAGCAACGTCTCTCATCTCTCCTTCGCCACCACCAGCGCCTGGAAGCCACATCTGGTCAGGTCCATCCATTATTTTTTTAAGACCTTTTATAAAAGTTCCACCAGTTGTTCCAGGTCTTTGAAGGTTGTTAATAAATCTTCTTGTTCTTCTAGGGGTAGGAGGAGTTGGTCCTGTGCCACCAGGAGGGGTTGCTCCGCCGCCTCCGCCACCGCCTCCTCCGCTTGGAGGAGTAGGACCAGTGGGACTTCCACCAGAAGAAGAAGCGAACCCATCGGGAAGTTGTTGACCTTGTCTATAGAATCTTCCGTTGTACTCAATGCCTCCTGGAGGGGCCATTGGTTTTCCTGCTCTGTTAAGAGGAACGCTTCCAGAAGAAAAAGTTGGAGAAGATGCAGAAGCAAGACCAGCAGATGCACTTGCAGCAGCCGCCGCTGGTGCTACTGGCGTACCAGCACGCATAGATACCATGCCGACATCTGTGGCTACATCTGCCATTGGAGACATGCTTCCAGGACGAGCAATGTCTTCTATTCCATAGTAAGAACGCTCAGGTGCTGTGATTTGTGAAGTAGGAAGGAACGAACCACCTTTATAAAACTTGCCACCAATATATGTCCCCCCTTTTGGCGCTCTTTTAAACACTTCGTATTCAGGTCTTTGAAGTGGTGTTCTTGATGAACTTGGGAAAGCAGGAGTTCCAGGAGGAGTTGTAGGAGTTGTTGGTGTTCTTGGAGTTGTAGGAGGAGTAGTTCCAGTAGGAGTTGGAATTGGCGGAATCGGAATAGTCGGAATAGTTGGTGGAGTTGCATGAGTTGTTCCAAGGCCACCAGTAGGAGGTCCGTGAACAACCGTTGGTCCTCCACCTGGTCCTCCACCTGGTCCGCCAGGTCCGCCAGGACCACTTGGCACCATTTGTTGTTTGCCGTTAACCATGACCATCTTGTAGCCACCCTGGGCGTACATTGACTGCATACCCCTCATTCCGCCACGCATGGCGAGAATGACCCCAAGAGCACCAAGCGGTCCGCTGCCCATTTTATTCAACGCCTTCATTACTGTTGTAATTTGTCCGGCTATCTGTGCAAGACCTTTGACTAGGTCATTAACAAATGGAAGTAGTTTTTGCTGCAATTTTGTAAATTCACCCATTGCTGCAGATATGTTTTCAAGGAGTAGTCCAATTCCACCGCCAAGTTCTTTTATAGCGCCTTCGTTTTTTGTTAAAAATTCGTTGAAATCGCCAAACTTAGAATTAAAAATATTTTTAACGTGTTGAAATATTTCATAAAAGAAACCTTCAATGACTTTTGCGCCACTAATAAGCGGACGCAATTTATCAGTTATTACGTCAAATCCATCTCTAAATCTGTCCCACCAATTTCCTAATTTAGTAAACATTCCTTCAACAGTGTGGGTGTTGTTATTGATAAATGAAACAATTTTATCTGTCGCTTTTTGAACAAGAGTTACCAATCCGTGAAGCATGTTTCCCATACCAAAAGACCTAGTAGAAGAAGAAATTTTTACAAATCCTCTTCTTAAAATTCTAAACACTTCTTCCGCTGCATGTTTTAATGGTTCAAGCATTGGTTGACCCAAGTCTGCAAATTGGTTTCTAAGGATGGTGAAATAACCCTTAAGTTTGTTTATTAAAGTTCCAGAAACTTGTTCAAACTGTCCTTCTACTCCTGCTTCTTTTGCAAGAGAGCCAGTATCAATTGCTTTTTGAAGACCTTTTTTAGTTGTAATCTTCAACTTCTTCATTGCTTTTTCCATCGCCTGTTTATCAGGGAATAGTGCTTCTGCCGCAATCTTTGTTTCAGACCATGTAGTTTTTACGTTTTGAAGAGCCGCAATTAACTCTCCTGCTTTTTGGACACCTTGGTCTAGCGGTTGCCCTGCAGAAGCAAAGTCCATCAAACCTTTTAATGTCTTTTGGCTTTTCATTGTAAATGTTGAGTTTTTGGAAACAGCAGCAAATGCCTTATTTAAAGTCTCAACACCAGCGGTTGCAAGATATGTGTCCGTGTGAAGAGCACGCATAACTTGTCTTGTTTGGTTTAATGTTGAACCAAACTCTTTTTTACTGGTTGTTTTGTAGGCATACATTGCTGCTTGATTTTCGCGTATAGCCGCAGCAGCGGCTGACGCTGCAGCAACAATTGCCGCCATTCCTGCGGCTAGTGGACCCTGTAGGGCACGCATAGCCTTCATAGCCGCATTACCGACAACAAAGGCAGCATGCACGCCTAGCATGGCAACAGCCATTAGGCCCATCTCAATGACTGAGCCCTTCATTGCTAGGGACAAGCCTTTTAAGCCAACTTTGGCAACCATAGATACGGCTTTGTCAAACTCGGTTACTGATTTACGGAGTCTTCCCCAGTACTTCGTTACACCGCCACCTGCGCTGCCCCCACTACCGCCTCCGCTGGCTGATGCAAATGTCGCAGCGCTTTTTTTTACAACTCTATCAAGGTTGCTAAAGTCTCTTATCGCTTTACGCGCTTCTCTATGACCCGTATAGTCGACATCAATTTTTATTTCTGTCTGAACACCGGCCATTGTAACCCCAATAGGAATAAAAGAACTAGAGACTAACCGGCGTTTTTGGACCGTCTATCTTGTTCTTCTTTATCGTTTGCTATAACTTTAGCACAGGCAAGACGTATCAACCATTCATCGTCTGTGCAGTCTAGGAGCCTAAGAGGGTCAGTACCAAAAAGTTCGCCCATTCGTGCCGCTGACACGATGACGGACTCTTTTACTAGTTCGTCGAAGACTCCATCGTAGGGTCCGACGTGTCAACCGTGTCCGAGTATCCAGCAGCATCAAGGATTGCAAGTGCTGCCGCTTCAAGGTGTGGGTCAACTCCAAAGAAAGCACGAACTGCTTCTGGGATTGGTCGTGTCGTGTCTGTCATCTGAAGAATCTCATCTGCAGCGAAGTTGAGTTCATAACCATTTTCGTCAAAAACTTCTTCTCCGTCAAAGATAACTCCAACAGTTGTATGACCAATCACATGGCAAGAGAACTTAATTGAATCAAGCCCCTGCTTCGTGTCTTCGCCAGACTGCTTTCTCCACTGCTTCAATTGATGCTGTGTAATGTTTGGACTGATTCTCAAAGAAACACCTGGGCGCTCAGGAACATCAAGACGCACAACTGGGCGCTCAACTTTCTTCTGAATTGCGTCCTTCAGTTTGTCAAGAAGTTTTGCTTCAGGAGCCTTTGCGGTCTGCAATGTCTTCTTTGCTTCTGACTTCTTTGGGTCTTCAGGCTCTGTATAAAGTGAGTTTTCTGTCATAGCAGAGACATTAGCACACGAAACTTATCGTGGCGCAACTACTTGTGTTTTTTTATATCAGGAAACGCTCTGGATTGAGAATGTCAGTGCGAATGTCGCTGGAGCACCAGACGAGGAGTCACCGTCAGGCTCGGTAAGTCCAACGAGAAGAGCATTGGTATATGTTCTTGACAATCCTGCAACGTTAATTCCGCAGTCAAGCGTTGAGACTTGAATGTTGTAGTAAGCCTGGCCAACAAGACCTCTAAGTGTTTCAAGTTTCTTGGCAATTCCAGCCTCTGTCTCTGAAACAACATTGTCGTCATCAAAGTGAGCAGTCAAAGTGATGTCACCAATTTCTGCAGGAGCACACAAAACTTCTGGAAAAAGTTTTCCACCGAGGTAGATTTTTTCTACCGAAGCGGTGATTTCTCCACCAGAAACTTGAGCAAACTTAAAAGAGCCCCATTTAGGTGCTGTCTGCGTTACTGGAACGATTGATGCAACTATTTGCCTCTGTGATAACTTCATTTATATTCTCCTGCTATACCGTCACTGAACCAGTGAGATTTGATTTGATGATTGTTACTTCAATCTTGTCACCAATTGGTGCCACTCTCAAGCCAATCTGAGCCGTAACTTTGCCTTCGGCAAGTTGTGCAGTTGTATTGATTGAAGAGTCACACTTGACTGTAAAGCCAGCGTCAATAAGTGCGCCGTTTCCATCATACGCTGGGTACAAAGAACCTTCTCTAGCAAGAATTTCACAAATCGACTTCAAGCGACCTTCAATTTCCGTGAACAATGCATTTCTTCCATCAATTGGGGAGAACAGCAAGTCTTCCATTGAGCGGTTTGCGTTGTGGACAACCGTATTCACTGTGTCTTGAACGCTGATGAATCTGAAGTTCTCAGTATCGGTAGAGAGTGAGCGTGCTCCGTAGACGCGAACACCGTTTGCAATAATGCGGACAGCATTGACGTTATTTTCGTCAAGGTCGTCTCCGATTGTCTTGTTAATGTCTACTTCAACTCCGTTGATGAATCTTGCTGCAGCAATTGCACCAGCAGCAGGCTGGTGTGGACCAACGCTGTTGTGCGCCGACGCTCTTGCACCAGCAACGAATCCGTCTGGTGGAATAAGTCTAGTTACGCCAGTTACGTTGGTTGGAGTGAAAACCCAAGGGTAGTAAAGGGCTGCATGCTCTGAACCAGTTTCACCAGTGAGGTCGTCTGCTTCTGCCTTTGCATCATCAGCATCATCGCCCGAAGCAGTGTGCAAGATTGCAACTCTGTTGTAGGCATTTGCATGAGCAATAAGGTCAGTGTTGATTGTGTGTGTTTCTGGGCAAGAAACCGCACCAGGACCAAAAGCATCGTTAAACAACTCAAGAGCAGCAACATAAGCAGTGAATGTCTCGTCAACCGAGTTGTGTGTTCTGTCGTCATCGCCACCACTAAGTGCAGTTGCAGACATAACTTCTGGCAAGTCGTCTGTCAACTTTGATGCAGTTGCATAGTTTCCTGCAACAGGGCTGTTGTTAATTGCGTTTACGAGTTCTGCGTTTGTTGACTTGAGGCCTGTTGAATAAACCTGGTTGTCATTGTATAAAAACTTAATGTTTCTCTTGTTACCTGATGCAAGTACTTGAATTTTAAGGTTGTTTGACCAGTTGCCAGGACCGTTTGCTGTAAGAGTGATGCAGTTTGAACCGCCAACTCCACCCTCGTTGAGGTTCAAGGTTGCAATATCTGCGCCTGGACCAACAACTCTTGCGATGTAGCACTGTGTGCCACCCTCTTCAAAGAAAGCCTGAACAGTTGGGTGAAGGTATCCGTATGTGACGTAGCCGCCAAACTTCTCTTCAAACTCGGCAAGGCTCAATACGAGAACTGCTTCGTCTGCTGTACCCTTCTCTGCAAGGCCAACAAAAAAGGCTTGCGAAGACTCGCGAACTGTATCGCTTGTTGGACCAGTGCGTACTGCTGTGGTTATAACTACTCCAGGCATGTGACCTCTCTCCGTTGTTTATGATTGCTCAGTTGATGGTGCAATGTCATCTTCGGATGAACCCAATTGTACAGATGCTTCGGCATCAACGTCTGCAACTGTTACAGAAGTTTCTTCCGATTTTTCTTCTTTGGGTTTCCGAGGCTTTGGTTTTGCCGAATTCTCTTCAACGACTTTTAATTTATTCTCTTTAATAAATTTGTCGATTTTTTTGTCTTGTCCACAATAGAAACCTTTATCTTCAGGGAAAAGACTCACACCACCAGCAAAAAGCGTTCTTCCAGAAACATTTTCAAGCACGACATGACTTCCGTCGCAATCAAACGACAGGTCGTTCTTGATTTTTTGAAATCCGTGTTCATGCGTCATAAATACTCCTGATGCTCAATTAGTTAGTGTACAACAATCAATCTGGCAAAAAAGACAATTGTTGGTATTCAATTTCTTTTTCACTAAATATGCCCTTGTTCCTGCGACCGATTGATTCGTCTATGTTAAGGGTATAAGACAAATAAGCGCCCGCTAAGACTCTGTCGCCCTTTAAGAGGGTTAAATCAGAAAACTGTTCCTGCATGGTTGACTCATCAATTTCAACCTTAAAGTAATTTTTTGGGTCAACTGCTGTCAGGCATGGATAGTCAAGCAAAGCGGTACGGACAACGGTTGTAAGCCTGTCTCGCATAAGTGTTGTCGGCTCAGATTGTTCAGTTCTGACCCAAACATAGGTTCTCATTGAATAAGAAATTCTGTAAAGAGGATTTGTTGAATCGTAACCAATTCTTGTCATTGAGTTTGTTGACATAACAACCGTGATAATTGTCGGCCATGAATCTAAAGCAATCGGTTCATAGATGAAATACGAAACTGGAGATGGAAGTTCAATATCGTCAAGATTCCATGCGTTTCTGTAATCAATAACTCTCTCTGGAATATCCTGTTTTAGATACTCATTTACATAGGTTTTAGGGAAATGAGCCCCATACATGACTTCCATTAGATTTCTCCCTCAATGTGGTCAGCAATTTCTTCAGCAAGTTTTTTGGCAAACATAGGGGGCTCAAATATGAGTTCTCTTTTAGGCATGCTCCATGTTCCAAACTGATGAAAACCAGCAATTTCTGAGTCAACATAAAACGATGCCGACATGTCCTCCAGTTTGTCAGTCTCCAGTTTTGAAACCGCCTGGAACAACTCTCCAGTACGAATCAATGTTGGCGAACCGGGAAACCTAGATGCTTTCCATGTTCCATATTCAGGGTCAAGAGGTTCCCATGTCCCACCGCCGTTAGAAAGAAAATGGTCTACATATATTTCTTCTAAATCGCGTTTTGCTTTTTTTAATACAGGCTTTAAATTTTGTGCCGCGTGTTCAACTTTTTCTATGTATCTTATTGCTTTAAGACCGTTGTAATCAGTTTGTACACGAATTATAGAAGCCATTAAGCAACTCTGATTCTTTTATATTGTTTTACAGACTGAAGTTCTCTTTCTGTAAAACCAGTTTCAAGAGGAGCAACATTTCTTGTCTGAATATCCTTGATACCAACAACATCGTCGTGCATATTTTGCATTTCTCTTGTTGCCGCTCTAAGTATCAAAAGTTTTAAAAATGGGATTGTATCTCCATCAAGACCAGCCTCGTAATTCACGGTAACTATGTCTCCAGCGACCATATTGTAGATGTCTATTCCATATCTACGAACAGCGTAGTTTGTTCCATATCCAAGATACGTACCGCTTGAATCAGTAACAGAACCAGGGTTTTGTGAAGATAAAACAGTAAAAGTGTTTCCTCCAACTTCAACAATCTTGGTTCTTACAACGTTATAACCACTAGGAGCCATATTTTCAACAGTCAGATAAAGACCAACAGTTAATTTATGTCCTACTGATGTGTATGTAATTTTTCCTGCCGAGTAAGAGGCATTGGTAATTACGCCTTCTTTTCTAACGGCTTCCCCTAAGTATGTTGGCGTTGTCCACTGGTTGTTTATCATTATGCTTTTAACTTTTGAAACTGGAGAATTTCTTAAATAAATAGTTTCTGGAGGCATTGCATAATTGGTAGCCGTTTGATTTGAATTTCCACTTGCAGTATAAAAAGATGACTCAAGGTTTCTTTGATAAAAGAAAGATGACATCGGAGAGGCTAAGTAATCTGCTGGAACTATGTACTCTTCAGTAAATTCAGTAACTTCTACAGGCCTATTCAAGTAAGCCTCAAGTTCTGACTGAAGACCAGACAGCACAATATCTGCAGCATCTTGCTGCCTTAGGGACAAAGAGATGTCCATATACGTGACAAGGTCTTGCGTAGTTACAAGCATTGATTACCCCCGTAATGGGTAAGAATTATCTTCTTCGTCCGAAGCGGTTTCTGATAGCGCGTCCAGCCTCACGAATAACATCGCCGACTGTTTCTTCTCTTGCGCCACCACGACCAAGGGCTGCGTTTGCTCCTGCAGCAGCAGCGCGTGCTGCTCTACGGAGTCTTCCGCCGCGTGAAGCACGACCGCCTCTTCCGCCTCTTCTTTTTTGAGGATAAGCGGTTACTTGGGGCTTGATGCCAGTTCTATTCCGAATTTTCATAGAGTCTCCTCTGTAGGTAGCCTAATTGTACATTATAGGAAATTTATCTGTCTGCATTGGGTGGTTTTTCTATTGACATTTGAATTTCGGTTACTTTTGCATCCGCTTCAACTGGAACCCATGCCCGAGAATATGAGTGCTCAGAGATTTTTCTCTGCTTAATAAGTGAACCGTCAAGAAGCAACTGAAGTTCATCGCCCTTCATTTGCAGAAGAGCACCAAGTTCAGCCTTTTCATATTTGCGAGACTTGACAAGGTTTCTAACAATTTGAGATGTTGGTTTTGCCAACAAAGTACCCCTAGACCTATTCAGCCTAAGATGCAACATCTGCGCTTCAAGATTGTCGCATTTAATTTTGATTACAGGGCAATCTTCGCCAACAATCTTTGATATTGACTTTTGTTTTTGCGCAATCAATACACGCTCATTTCCATCTATCACAATATTTGTTGACTCTTGCACAATTACGGGAATAATGAAGCCGAGGTCTCTAAGAGATGCCGAAAGAGCAAGAAGGTCTGGCCTAAGAATGTAAGTTGCCTTAAACGGAGCAATGACTAAGTCACTGAATTTAACCATCTCAATATTGTTCATTGTTGTCTAACTCCTGTTGTGCTGCTTTTTGTCTCAGCGTATCTGCTTTAGTTTTTGGACCAACTGGCGCTGCAGAGGCAATTGATATCTCGCCAAGCAAAAGATTCCTGATAAGCCAGTTCATTGGATACGAATACGGGTCACGGAGGTGCTTGCGTCTAAAGTCGGCAATATAGGCAAAGCCTCGTCTCCTATCGTGCTCATCGGAGGTGTTGTCCTCAACACATCTCTTGGCACCCTCAAATCCGTCTATGGCGTAACTCTCTATGTACTTCTCCATATCAAATTCTGTCCACCAGCGCCTCTGAGCGTCGATGTCAGGCCATATCTCCCACAATCTGTCGTAGAAGTCCGGCTCGGTGGCTACAAGGTCTCCTATGCGCCTAATAGCGACACCGTGGAGAGGAACACCGACTCGCGTATTGGAGCCAGTCATTGCCGCAAGGTCGTAATACTCGCAATATTCTGCACCGTGCTCTTCAGCAATAAACTTCATTACGTCATCTATCTGCCAGTCGTAAATGACTTTTGCAAATTTCATAGGTATTGAGCGCTTCATTCGGAAGGGTGTAGCGATGTAGTTCTCGTGAACTTTTTGCACCAGAGACCTGTAGCGAACCATCGACTCATTTGCCCGTACGCCAGTAACAAAAGCGACACTGCCTGTTTTGCCCTGCATTGTGTAGTAGTCAATAATCTCAGGAAGAGGCTCACCCATAGGAAGTCCAAAGTGAGATGCATTGATTGACCAAGGCGGCATTTCTCTGACGAGTTCACCTTTATCGGCACGCTGGGAATCCCATGTCAGAATATTTTGTCTAATGCCAAGAACCCATACTTCTTGAGGAACTGGAAGGCAATACCATTCCATGTCAACCCAGTCGTACTGCCTAACTTTATTTACATACTCGTAGATAGCAGGACTGACAAGTTCTTCGTCTCGGAAGATTACTTTTACTGGTCCGAGTCCTCGTTCTTCATGAATTTCTTTAGCCAAGTAAAGAACCGCTGTGCTGTCCTTTCCTCCAGAAAACTGAACACAAACAGTATCAAAAGTATCGTAGACATGTCTTATCCTCTGTCTAGCAGCATCAACGCAACTGATGTTAAGAAACATTCTCTGCTTAGTCATTGTTTGCCTCTAGGGATTCAACTTTATTCTCAAGTTCAATTAATCTGCTGACAATATCATGCATCAAAACATTGCTAAGTACGACAGATTCAGTACGCGCTTTCTTCTTACTGCGAACTAGTTGTACGAGAATTTTTTGTAAATCGTAGGCATTGTCTGGGTGATGAATTTTCACTTAAACCTCTGTATGCATATCAATAAAGTCAATCAACTTCTCGGCAGTTGTTGTTCCAGAAATACCTGGGTCATTCCTCAGGTAGCGAACAAAGTCGTACCAACGGCGCTGTTGGTCTGGGTTGTCAAAAACAATCGTGTATTGAACAACGGCTTGTGGAGCAGAACCTGGAGAAACAAGGGTGCTACCCGAGATAGCAACCTGGTTGTGGTCTACATCCTTGCCAGCAACTATCTTTCTGTCTCCATCTGCATCTTCTTCAACAATGATGTTCACAGGTGCTTGTGGAGGGTTGTTAACCATCACAGGCGTAAAGTAGCCATCAGCGATTGGCGAAACTTCTTCTGATGCAAACTGGCTTTCTTCAATCGCTGCTATTTCAAATTCGTCCCAACCAAGACCTTCAAAAAGTTCTGGGAAATCATCCCACATGTCAACAACCATTTCATTGAGAACAGAGTTGTCTGTGTGGCCAAGTTCCATCGTTCGGTTGTCTGCAAGAGCAAAAGCAACGGCTTGGGCTTCGTCAACATTCATTTGAACTGCTGCAATCTTTTCCCAACCTAAATTCTTTGCAGCCTGCAGTTGGTGATTTCCAGCAATAACCACATATGTTCCATCGCCCTCTGGTCTAACAACAATGGGCTTCATCTGACCAAATTCTTTGTATGAAGACATAATTGCTTCAACATTGCCTTTTCTAGGGTTCTTCTGAAGAGGCTTAAGGTCCTCAACAGAGAGAGCAAGTGGCAGTAAGTCTTTTGATATTTTCATTAGTGATGACCAACCTGTACACGCACATTGGCGTTAAGAGTTCTAAGAGCGTCTATTGATGTACGCAAAGATAGCAGTTTTTCCCGCTTTGATTTGAGAAGCGCTTCAGCAATCTTGAAGTCAAAGTTCTCATCGGCAAGTTTGTAATCAGCCCATGCTTCACGTTCTTTGATTGAGCCTTTTGCAGAAAGATATTCTTTTGCCCAATTGGATTTATAGAGGGCTTCTTTTTTAGCCATGTCAGTAGCAAGTGTCTCAAAAGCCTCTGTTTCGCTTTCAAGAAATTCCATGAGCCTCATTAATTCGCTCTCAATTTCAACCTGACTAATCGGGTTATTTCTCGCCACTATTTGCTCCTTTGATTTCTAACCAGTCTATTTTGTCAAGAGCAGATAACTGCTCTTTTGTCCACTTATATTGAGATTTGCCCAAATAAGTTAAAGCCATATGCTCAAGCACCCATGCATCGCATTCATCGTTGCCGGAAGCGCCACTAAATATAATTCCAGTTTTTGCTGAGATAGCAGATATGACTTCCCCTTTTGATGCGTTGCCTCGTCCAGTTGCAAACTTTGCACGGCATGTAGGCGGCACTTCAATAATAGGGATATTGCATTCAAACAATGTCATGCGAACACATCCGCCCAGTTCCCCAATACTGAAAGCCTGACCGCTCCTAGAAGCAAAAGAGTAACCTTCAATTACAACGCAGGAAATTTCTTTTTCTAGACACTCGTGCAATATGCTTTTAGTTACCTCAGAAAGACGCTCAGCACCTTTTGCCTTAGATTGAATAACGCTAGTTACGCCTTCTATGGAAACGCCAGTTGATGTAAGCGACAGGTCAAGACCCATTAGCCTCATCTCTCCCATCCCCTTTTGGCTAAGCCTAGGTCAAATGAAAGTTGAGGATAATTACCAATACGGGTATGGCAAGGACGACATACAGCCATCAAGTTTTCTTCGTCAAGGATTGAGCCACCTTGCGAGCGCCTAATTATCTCATGAATATCAACTGAGCGGTTTCTAACATATGTAACCAACTCGTCATGTTTTGCAAACACAGGACACGCTTCGCAAAGCGGTCTTTCTTCCAGAAGCCTCTTTACAAGGGGAATTCTGATTTTGTATTCAGCCTGTTTTTTATTTGACCTGTGACGCACGCAGTGAGTCTAGTTCAGATTCAAGTTGAGACACAAGAACGCGGAGCATTGCATTGTCTTTAATGAGAGCCGCAATCTGCTCAGAAAGCGAATTCATTACCTCGTCTATATTTATCTGCATTTAGTCCTCGTCAATTGAATCAATTGAATCAAATTCCCATTTGCCTTCAAGCGCAGCCCAAAGAGCCCTGTCAATCGATGTTTCTTCAAGTTCAAATTCTCGCAAAAGAGCCCTGTGCCTAAAGATTGCGTTTTCAAAAAATGCAGCCTTTTCCCAGCCGTCTTCTTTCTTGACTTCGCCTGTTTCAATCATCACCATGACTTCATCAAGACGACGATTTACATGAAACTTAAATCTGTCAATTTTTTTAATTCTGAACTGATAGTCGCGAGCAGCAGCAGAGGCAAGTCGTTCTCCGCTCCTGCCCATTGACAAGTAGCGCTCTGCGTCTGCGTCTGCGTCTGAAGCAAGAGAATCAATTTGTCTGTCTAGGTTGTCAACCAATAGAAGGAGTGATTCTTTCCATCTGTGCCAGTTTTCAGGTTGCATAAGAACACCTTTTTCTGGAGATGAAATTTTGTTTTTAACATCCTCCGAAACCATTCGGGCGAAAGCATCATCACTAATCATGACCGCCATGCAGGGCATACCTTTCTGTAAGAACACCAATCACAAAGGATTGATTTGTTCGCTTTGAAATCTTCATTTTGACAACTAATGTCAATCTTTTCTTTTACTTCTGATACTTGTTTTTCGACATCAAGAAGCATTTGTTCGGTGACATCCTGCTTGAAGGATACTCCGTCTTTGAGATATAGGAGTTCAACGCTTTCTGCTTTTCCAACTCCAGTTGAGTCAAGGAGATGTGAATAAACAACGAGTTGGAAGAACTTATCCTGAACCCAATTTGCTTTTGGTGTTTTTCCTGTTTTGTAGTCCGAAATAACATATCCTGAACCTTCCTCTGAGAATCTGTCTATAAATCCTTTAATCGCTACGCCAGCAATTTTTCCGTTGAGTTCATGCTCAAGACCAATTGGTGAAAGAGTTTGCGGATTTTCAATCTTCCACAAATTCTCAATACACCACCATGCTTTCCATCGGAATAAACGCATTGGCTCGCCATCCCTGACCCAGGGTTCAACTCTCTCAAACCATGAATCAGCCCACAGGTCTGTAGCAATCTGCTTTGCAGAATTCTGCGTTCTATCGCTACTGTCCAACTTGTACATAGCCTCAAGAACGTCATGGACAAAGTTTCCTAAAAGAGTTGCCTCAGTAGGGTCGTCCTTTATCATGTCTATTTTTGAGTATTTGAACTTCAACGGACATTGATTAAATGTTCCGATAGAAGATGGAGAAAGGTGCGGTGGAGGGGTAAACACTTATTGACCATCATTGAGGCTGTACATAATGCACTGCTCAATTAGTGATTCAAGGTCTGCTTTCTGCGCAGTTGTCTTCGTCGGCTTTGGCCTATCGCCTGCGTATCCAAGCCAAAACTCATTAAGTTTTGTTTTCATCTCTGATGTAAGACCCTTGGAGAGACTGACGAATTGCTCCCACAGTTCTTCAATCACAGGGTCAATAGATGCCTCTGCTTCAATCTCCATTGCCTCTTCACTGCGAGCAAGGTAGAGACCGACACCAAGTGCCTGAGCAGCCTTTTTGAGAGCATCGGATACGGCACCCTTGAACTCATCGCCAAGGTCAACAATGTCGCCGTTTTTGGTGCGCTTGATTTTTTGACCACCAAAACCATCTTTAGAAACAATTGTAAAGTTGTCGCCACCAGGGGGGTAAACAGTCATTCTCACATGGGCAATAATAAAGTCAGGGTCAAGGGAGTCACGCTCGCACTTGACGATTTCGTATGACCATCCGTCAAAACCGAGAACTTTATTCAGTCGGCTGATTACTTCACTGACAGGGATATAAGTGAGCGATGCTCCACCCTTTTTGAGTTGGCGTTCAACTTCCTTGGGGAATGGCTCATTGAACTCAGACTGCATTTGAGCAATGCGCTTGTCCTGAGTTTTCTTACGCTCAACGAGGTAGTCGGTTACTGTTGTAGTTGCCGTTTCTTCGCTGACCTCTTCGGTCACAATCTTTTTAGTTGCCATTACTTATCTCCTTTTTTAGAACCATAAATCGCGACATTGGTTTTTGGTTCGCCAGTTTCGCAATACATATCAGCGTTAATTCCTATGTCGTTTAAAGCCTTAACCCGCCAATAAGAAGGGCTCAGGTAGTCAAGAAGTTTAATGACAATTTCCTTGTCTGACAACCTGACTTCTCCAGTATCCATATCAACGGACGACTGATGGATTCTGTCGTAAACAGTGGACATTAAGTTTTCGTTATCCCACTTCTTTCGTGGGGCTCCAGTCATGCATTTGATTTCTTCACCTGAACGAAGAGTGATGATTGTGGAATTTTCCGACTGCATTCTGTGCGTCATTTTTGCCGCATATGAGTCGTAGATGCCTGCCAGTTCCTTTTTGACATCGTTGAGAGCAACGAGTTGAGAGAGGGCTTCGTCTAGTGGTAGAGATTGGACTTCTTCGCTATTTAGATAATCGTCCAGTTTAATTAGTAACGCAGAAACGTCTGCTGGGTTTAGCACCTATAACCTCCAATAGTTAATACCTAGACGATGATACTGACAATTTTTCTTTGTGGCAACCCTAGACCAGTCAAATATGTGAAAGCACCGACAGCCGAGTCAACTTGGTCATCGTGGTCGCATGCTTCGGGAAATGAAGAAAGTTCGTCTAGCCATTCTGTAAGCCACGGTCCTCTTACGATTCTTACGTTTCCATTCGCTGCAGCGGCAGCAAATGGTCTTGCTCTGGTCACTTTGTCACCAGTTGAGCGAATTCCTTCAAAATCATACCCTGGAACCACATATCTGGCGTACTGGTCTATGAGAGCCTTGCCAGACGAGCCTGGTTCTTGCTCCATCCTGATGGTGACTCCATGACCATCTTCATAGGCTGTTTGGGCTATAAACTGCTCTACCTTTTCGTTCTTCACTCTGGCTTTTCTGACATCAAGGATGTAGGCAATTCCAGCATCAAACAGCATCAATGTACCTACGGTCCAGTCAGGGTTAGGGTTTGACGGAGAAGGTTCTGTTGCAGCCAAGTCCCAAAACCTCACTGCTCTTGCCGCAGATGAGACAACTGGGACATCTTCTGTATCAATAATAACTATGGATTCCCTATCAAACATGGTCCCAAGCGTTGTGCTCCACCAGTCACCCTCTTCAAGACGACGACGCTCAATTGGGTCAAGGGCTTGCAAGGCTTGACGGTAGGAATCTGCGTCAATTCCAGGGTTATCCGTCAACTTTGAGGGAACAAAGATGCGTCCCTTCTCAAGACCTTCAACAATAAATCTTTGTCTAACCCAGTTGGGGGCTGGGTTAGAGGCCGAACGCATACGAAGAGGGACTTGAGATAGCGGACCAGAAGCAGGTCGGCGCAAACGGGAGAACATGTAGCGATAGTCGGATTCACGGATTTCTGTAACTTCGTCCATTCCGATGAACTGGAATTCGGAACCCTTGTATCTGAGGTAGTCGTTGGTGTTGTTTAGATACCCGAACGAGATTCTTGCGCCAGAAGGAAAAGTAGCGACATAACTGTTTGCGTTCCAGTGAATGCCGTCCATTTCGTCCATCCATGACTTGAATCTGTCCATCAAAGCACCAGGAAGCGCCAAGTCGGCATATGTGCGTCTGAACAAAATTGCTGAATAGTTTGGTACATCTACATACTGAAGGGCAGACATCAATAGCGCAGAAGACTTTCCCCCACCAGCAGCCCCGCCGAATAAGGCTTCAATTGAATTTGTTCTAAGAAATACTTTTTGCGTCAAAGATGGCTCTTCAGGGCAAAACGGAGGCTTCTTAGGTTCTAGGTATTCTAAAACTTTTGCCCAGTCGGTCATTTTTTTCTCACGATGGTGTTACGGCATAAAGGTTTTTTATGCGCTACGGTGTTAGTCGTATGAGCAATTTCATCACCACCGCAATCTCCAAACTAGTAAACAGTATTATTACTTTTTTTGCAAAAATGCGAAGAGTGTTAACAAGGTCATTTATATCCTACACGCTAATGGTAGGATTTATTATATTCACAAGTGTGGGAGCGGGTGTAATTTCGCTCGCCTTTGGTTTTATAGTGGCGGGTGTTACATGCGGGATACTAGGGTTCCTATTAGGTATTGAGTAAAGATGGCTTGGAACAATTACAACAACAAATCGCTTAACAATCAGTCGCAAAAGGCTGTTGGACCTGGTGCGCCCATTTCTCACTCTCCCGGTTTCGTGGGTCGCCCCTATACGGACTCATGGGATATTGAGCGTGTTTACAAAGAGGGAATGCAGAAGGTCACATGGGTGGCTAGATGTATTGACGCAATCGCTGGCAACCAAGCAAGACTGCCAATAATCCTTAAAAAAGATAACTCACCGCAAGGCGAGATACTTAAGGGCTCTAAGGCTAAAAACTCGGACATTCTTAAAATCCTTAATACCAAGTCAAATATCGGAGAAAACTCATTTATCTTCCGATACAGACTTTCTTCTCAGTTGTTGATGAGTACACGAGGCGTTTTCATTGAAAAAATATATGGAAAAGACGGCGGCGTCATTGCCCTCAACCTTCTTCCGCCACAATCAACAGCACCAATTCCAGACCCAAAGAACTTTGTTGCTGGATATGAAGTAAGAATGCCAAATGGCGCTGTCATCAATATGAGACCAAAGGATGTCATCTGGATTAGAAAACCTCATCCGCTTGACCCGTACTTGTCTATGACTCCACTTGAGGCTGCTGGTATCGCAATTGAAATTGAGAACTTGGCAAAGGTCTATAACCGCAACTACCTGATTAATGACGGCAGACCTGGCGGTCTTCTTGTTCTTCGTGGCGAAGTAGATGATGACGACAAAGAAGAGTTAAGAAACAGATTTAGAGGAAACCTTTCTCGCGTTGGTGCAACAACTGTTATCTCCTCAGATGATGGAGCAGATTTTGTTGATACATCGGCGAACCCTAGAGACGCTGCTTACATTCAGATGCGTCAAATCACAAAAGAAGAAATCCTTGCTTCTTTTGGTGTTCCAGAGTCAGTAATCGGCAATGCTTCTGGTCGTACTTTCTCCAACGCTGGAGAAGAAATCAGAGTCTTCTGGAACGAGACAATGCTTCCACACTTGGAGCCAATCGCTAGAGCGTTAGATGAACTTGATGATGAGTATTACGTTGATTTTGATGTATCCAATGTTCCTGTTTTGATTTTGTATGAGCAGGAAAGAAATAGATACACCAAAGAAGAGTTCACACAAGGACTAATCAGTCTCAATGAATACCGAGAAAAAATCGGAAGAAAAGAAGTTGAAAGCGATTTGGCTGACTCACTTCTTCTCAACCCAAACTTGACACCAATCGCAAACACCAAGAAGAAGATGGAACAGCCTCCTCAGGCTGGTGTCGCAGGACCTCCAGGAAGTGCTGGAATGCCACCAGGAGCGCCTGGAATGCCTGGGATGCCACCAGGAGCCATGCCAGGTGCAGAAGGTGCTCCACCAGACCCAACGACAATGCAAGGGGCAATGGAACTTGCTGCACAGGGTCAAGGAATGGCAGAAGGCGCAGGAATGGCACCAGCAGAGGCTGCGCCAGCAGAAATGGCACCACAGCAGGCATCTGCTCCAAAGGGCGGAATTCAGACAAAATCTGCAGATGACAAAGAAGAGATAACGCTCACTAGGTGGACAGAAATTCTTGACAGAAGTCTTGAGCGAATTTTTGAAAGACAGCAGAGAGTCGTTCTTGAAAAAGCAGCAGGTGTAAAAGCCAGAAAGCAACTCATTACTGGATTCCTTGACACTGAAAGCATCTTCCAATCAGACATATGGTCTAAACAGATTGAAGAAGACATCAAGCCAGTGCTGAACGCCATCATTGCTGATTCGCAAACAATATTTGCTGAAAAATCACTAATCAAAACTCCGATAACAAGCGCAGATGTTGTTACGCAAGTAAATTCTCAGATAGCAAGAATTAAATCTATAAATGACGAAACATCAGAACAAATAACTAACGCAATCCTCGGAACGCTTAATATCTCTGATGGTGACGACAGGTCTACTGCTCTTAGAACTTCACTTGTAGGGATATTTACCAACTTGATAGCGAAGAAGAGAAACGAAATTGCAGAAACTGAAGCGAGAATTGCCTGGTCAATGGGCTCCAGGATGTAGTTTATATATTCAATATAAATAAACTAAAACAAAACTTGCACTGGCAGCACCACTTAGTGGTTTATTATCTTTTTACTAAGCCTTAGGGAGAAGACATGGCAAGCACCAACATTGAGTTCAAGGCCATGCCTGGACAGTTTAATATTGATGAAGCACAGGGAATTGTTGAGTGCTTCGTTGCTGGCATTGGGAATAAAGACTCCGTGGGTGATGTTCTTATATCTGGCGCTTTTGCAAAAAGCCTTCAAAGACGCAAGCCAAGAGTGGTTTGGGGACACAACTGGAACGACCCAATCGGTAAAGTTCTAGAGATTTACGAAGTTGCTCCAGGCGATAGAAGGCTTCCGTCCAAGATGCTTAAGGCTGGCATTGGTGGTCTTTACGCAAGAGTTCAGTTCAACCTGAACTCCGAAAAGGGTCGCGAAGCGTTTGCAAATGTTGCTTTCTTTGGGCAAGAACAAGAATGGTCAATTGGATATAAGACTCTTGATGCAATCTTTGACCCAAACATGCAAGCCAATGTTCTTAAAGAAGTAGAACTTTACGAAGTCTCTCCAGTTCTTCATGGAGCCAATCAATTGACGGGAACAATATCCGTCAAGTCTGACGATGCCATCACTTTGGCTGAATCAGAAAAAGGCTGGGGCATGATGGGTCCTCATCATATGATGGGACAAATGCCGCAAAAACCAAACATGATTGTAATTCGGGAAGACGATGACGACGATTACGAATCAGAAAAGCCAATTTTTGCTGAAGGCCTGGCTCGCCCACTTGGTGGAGAACAGCGTCAGCGCCTTGAAAGAGAAATTTCTGAAAGAACTAACTCAAAAATTAAATTGATTGAAGCAACTGAGAGTACTGCTGTATTCATGAAGTTCTCTCCCAATGGAGCGCCAACCGTTTATAGAATCGGTTATCACACTCCAGACAATTACTCAACATTTATGTTTGGTAAGCCAGAGGTAACTAATAGCGGAAATAGCGGTTCACGCATTGTCGTTCCATCACAGATGCCATCAATGCCAATGCAGGTAAAGCCTGGATATCAGCAGGGCTATGGAGAAATTATGCCGAAATCTGACGAAAAATCAGACCTTGCATCTCAGATTGAGCAATTAGAAGATTTAATTGCTGAAGAGATTGATGAAAAAGTTGGCAAGACAATCAACAAGAAAAATCTTTCAAAATTAAAAGCAATTCTTGAAAACCTTCAAGATGTAATTTCTTCTGCAGAAAAAGAAGACCTTGAAACAAAGAGTTATCTGATTCCCGTTAAACTAGAAGAAGCGTTTAACACCAAATCATTGCTTGACCCAATTTTTGATTACCACAGGGTTGAATCCGTAGTTACAGAAGATGGAATCCTAATTACGTCAGGCATAACAAAAGACCTGGTTGAGGCTATAGATAACGCCCAGAAGGGAATCGGTAGAAGTATCGGTGGTAGCCCGGGAAAAGTAAGGGCAGCCGGTAGGGCTGCTTCCGCAAACTTCGACCCGAACGCATGGGACGGAGATAATGACGGAATCGTTCAGGAAGGAACGCCCTTCCAACGCCCTGCAATTCCTGGTGTTAATGACTTTTCAACCAGAGGAAAAGTAAACAAAAGAAGAGCAACAGAGGGATTTGCCAGTCAATCAGGCGTTGTCCCAGCAGCACAATCCGTAAGCGGAGAAGTTGTTTCAAAAAACGAATTGCCAAAATCTTTAGTTAAACGCATGGAAGACGCTGCAGCGTCTGCCGTAGGGCGCAAGGGAGACTCTTCAAAAATTATTGATGGGGCAAAAGAAGTATTAACAAACCTTACTGATGAAAAACTTAAAGACAGTGTTGGTAAGTCTGTATCTAATGCAAGAAAACGATTAGCGGAAATGCTTTCTGACGAAAAAATTATTGAACAATTTTCTTCACAAGAAAAAATTGAAGATTTTATGGATGACATGGCATTTTCCATTCAGAAAATGCTTGACCTGCATGTTGACTCTGTTAAAAAAACAGGAACCGACAGTGAAATAGAAGAAATTAAAGAAATTGTAGATAACGCAAGCAATGACCTTGATGACGTTTTTAAACAATTAACTTCTCGTTCTAAGTCTTTTTGGGAGAAAAGACGTGAACCTGATTCTTACAGAACAATAGAAGAAGCAAAAGAATCAGCAAGATTAGACAGACAACTTTTGATGACATCGCTAAGAGAAGGCGGAGAACCAGAAGACCTTGAAGAAACATTGCGTTTACAGGATGGCGTAAACCTATTACGTAGCGATTCTGAAAAAATTATTGATGGGAAAATGTCTCTTGAAGATTTTAATTACGAATTAGAAAAAGCAATTGATGGAATTATAGAAAACGACCCGTCAATTGAGCCTGAAGAATTAGTAAATGAACTTGCTGATGCATTGCGCGAAGGCGCGTCAAAAGACGGTGCAAACCCCTTAATCGTCTCTCTTGCTAAAGAATTTGGTGATGAAAAAATCACTGGTGGCGATTTAATTGACTACCTAAATATGACTCGTAGAGATTCTAAATACAGAGCAGATAGAGGCAAAATTGAAAAAGAAAACATTCGTGTTTTTGCTTCTAATAGCGGCAGTGGCAATAATCGAATTGTAAGACCTACGGGCATACAAAGAGATGAACGGGGAAATGTTGATGCTACCGAAGCACGCAATATGAGAGCAGAACGCGATAATGCTGTATTTGAAAAATTAAGAGAATTTGGTTTGTCAGACGAAGAAATTGAACAACTAACAGGCGTACCTAACGGCGGACGCAACGTTGAGCAAGGCGATATTAGTCAGGATGAATTAGACGAACTAAACACCGTAATTAATGAAGGAATAGCAGAAGGTCTTGAAAGTGGAGAAATTACTGGTGTTGTTTCAAGAGAAGATGCTCGCAGAATTCTTGAAGAGAGTGAAGGTCTTGCTCGTGTAAATCCAGGACTTGCTTCATCTGGAAAAACGCCAAGAAAGAAAATTACCAAAGACGGAACAGTTACTCCTCAAAAGAACCTCTCAATCACCCTTGATGATGACACAATTGGTGTTCTTAATGAAGAAGTTGGAATGCTTCTTGACAATACAAAAAACCGTCAGCCTTTGCTCGCAATGAAGAAGATTCTTGAAGAGTCAAAAGGTGGAAAATTCGAAGTAACACCACAGCAGTTTGATGATATTGCTGCTGCAATTGAAGATTCTTTTGACAACGGTGTTGTTTCTTCTGATATTTACGGTGTATTGCATCAAGCAGCAGAATCTCTTGATGGAAAATACGACATCAACGAAATAGCCAATCCCAAGAAATCAAAGGGGTTTGCCTCTTCTGGGAAACGTGCCAATAATGGCGCACCAACAGATATGACCGAACTACAGCAAAGACAATACGTTGCGTGGGCTCGTCAGCAAAAAGGTCTTCGTGTTGCTCAAGAAATTATCCGAGAGCATGATAGCAACAGCGGACAAATGTCGGCTTCTAGATGGAAAGCGCTTCGCACCATGTATTCAAACATGGGACCAGGAAGTGGAGGACCACGCCGCTTTGCATCAAACACAAGTCAGCCAACTGCAGGATTTAGAGACGCATTAACTTTTGGAGCAGGACCACTTCCCTACGTCCACACAACTACTGGCTGGAAAAAAGTCGGTGGTGCAGGAGGTCTTAACGAAGCAGGAAGATATATGGACCCAAAAACTGGAAAGGTTTACTATGTAAAGCATTCTAGGTCTGGCGAAGAATTCCGCGGAGAAACAGAAATTTTGACAAGCAAACTGTATCAACTTCTTGGTGTTCCGACCATTGACTACAACCGTGGTGTTCATAACGGAAAACTTCAAAGAGTCAGTGAATGGGATGACAGAATAAGAGAAGTAAGTCATTCTCAGATGTCTAAAGACTCAAAGTTTAAAGCATCAGTTCAAAGAAGCCTTATTGCTAATGCATGGCTTGCAAACTGGGACGGCACTGGCAATATGTCAAACATTGTCCAGGGTCCTAACGGAGAGGCAGTAATGGCCGACTCTGGTGGTGGCTTGATATTTAGAGCGCAGAGATACAGTGGTTTAAAGACAAACCCACCGTTTGGTCCTAAAGTTGACGAAGTTGAAAACTTAATAAATGGCGTAACACGTTCTGGACAGCCTGTTCAGACCGCTGTCTCCAAGGCTTACTACAAAGACATTGAACCTTCAGAGGTTGCGAGACAAGTAAAAGAACTTTCTCAAGTAACAGATGACGACATCAAGAAATTGGTTTCCCAGCAAATTAGCGACAAAGAAGATGGAGACAGGCTTGCTCAAATTCTTATTGCTAGAAGAGACTGGATTGTCGACCACTGGTCAACAGGAAAGTTGGTTGACAACCCGTCTGATACATCACGAAGCGATGCTTCTGGTGCTAAAGCAAAACCATTTGCTTCACTAACAAAGAAACCCGCTCGTTCAGTAAGCGCTTCAAGGGTTGGATTTGCATCAAATATTGATGGTCCTGGTGATGACGAGCGTGGAGGCGGAGCAAGAAGAGCCCGTGGAGTTGGCGAAATGGTTCCAGGTGGAAATCTTGCTCCAGGAAGAGCAAGACGAGAAGGAGAAAAAAATAGAGCAGGTACTGAAGTTGGTGCAGAAACTCAATTTGCTGGCAAAACATTTGATGAAATAAAGCCAGATAATTGGGATGAACTTACAACAGACGAAAAATTTCAATGGGCTTTGACTCAAGGCAACCCAGATAGCGGAAGCGAAATGTCTCGCGTTGCTTATAGAAAACTTCTTGCCGACCTTGGCGACCAAATGGACAAAGAAGAACTTGCAGAAATGTCTCCTGCTGCGAGAAGAGCAGAACTCGCTGCAAGAAGAGAAGAACAAAGAACAATTGAAAGAATGGGCGTTCCTAGAGAACCAACAGAAGGTGCAGCGGCTAAACCAAAACGCGAAACATCTTCAGAACCAAAAGCCCCCAAGATTAAAAAGTCTTCAAACGCTCAGGATGCAAAAACAGAAAGAGAATCAAGACTTGATAAGTTTCTTGAGGCAATTGACGCCTCGTCATCAAGAATTGATTCAAGCGATTCTGAAATAAACGAGCACAGAGACTTGTGGGATGAAGTTACGACATCTTTGCAAGAAAATGGATATGACTTCACCATCAGGAGCCTTGATAGAACAATTGAAGTTTTAGATGACTATGTCAGCGCATTTGAAGACGAACAGTTAACTCCAGACGAAAGAGCCAACTTGGCAGCAGCAAGAAAGATTCTTAAAACCCTTTTGGGAACAAGAACTGCCTATTCTGAAGATGAGTGGATTATCGGAGGCAAAAAACCGTCAAGCAGTCAAATTAATTTTGCTTCGGCAACTGGTGGAACAAGCAAAAAATTTAACATAAACCTTGCACAAGACATCCAAAAAGACCTTAAAAAACTTAACGGTACTGGCAAGCCTGGGACAAGAGGTTTTGCTTCAACCTCTGCTGGCGGAAAGACAATGATTACAGATGAGGCGACATTCTTTAAAGATGTTCAATCATCTCTAGACAAAGAAATAAAAAGAGCAACCAAAGACGGGGATAAGAGAGCAATTGCTGGTCTCAGAAAACTGTCTGAATTAATTTCCAGAGACGAAGCAGGAAAAACTGGAAGCAGAAGAACAAATGTGGGAAGTATTTACTTTACCGCTGAAGAGGCAGACCAGATTCTTGATGGTCTTATGTTTGCTCTTGACACTCAACTTGCTGACGGCGGAGAAAAAAGAATCGCTTGGTATTCAAAACTTATTGAGATGGTTGCTGGTGCAGCCAAGTCAACATTTATTGATAAAAAGACAAACGCAATAACAGACACAACACGAACAGCAACAAATTCACGCGGACAAAGTAGAACCATAAATATAGTTCCCGAAGCATAATAGTGGTCATAACTGACGGAACTAGCGTGCTAAGTTATACTTAGAGACACTAATTAATTTTGGTATTGACACTGCGTCCGTACTTACAACAACAGGAGTAAATAATGGCAGAAAAAGTTGAAGTCAGCGTTGATGCAGACGGCAATGTCCTGAAGTGTGCAAAGGGCGCAAATGCTACTGAGTGCGGGTACACGCCTGGCGCAAAAGTATGTGGCAAGTGCGGTGCAATGCCCATTGAAATGAAGATGGTTCCAGTCGAAGAATACGACGAAAAGGGATATGAAATGGGTTCCAAGAAGCCAATTCCAGGAAGAAACATGAACCAAGACCTCATCACTGATGATGAAGAAGACGACGAAGTATCTGTCATGGGTCAGGGCAAAAAGGGCATGGGTATGGGCATGCCTATGGACGAAGAAGAAGACGAAGACGCAGAAATGCCGATGAAGAAGTCAAGAAAAGCAGTTGGTATGGGAATGCCAGGCGAAGATGACGAAGAAGAAGACGACGAAGAAGACATGGGCGATGAAGAAGCCGATGACGAAGAAATGAAGATGTACGGCATGAGTGACGACCTTGAGTCAGCACGCAAGCGTCGTCTTGCAACAATGGGTGCAAAGTCTGCAGAACTTGGCAGAAACGCATACATGTGCGCAATTGAAAGAAAAGTTTACCCAGGCGGTTCTTCCGTTTGTGACGACTGCCCTGGTGGTTGTGTTGCCGAAAAGGGAATGCCTGGTCTTCTTTCTGTTGAGGGAATTGCCGAAAAGATGTTCAATGGAACAGTTCTTGATTCTGGTTATTCTTCAGATGCAGACATGTTTGTTGTTGATGTACACACTAAAGATGGTCGCTCAGTAGAAGTTTTTGTTGACGGAACAACCGCAGAAGTTCTCGGCTTCCACAAGTTGGACGACAGCGCTTTTGAGCAAAAGTCTGCTCTTGACTCAATCATGGTTATTGACCTTCATGAGGCTGCAGAGATTGCTGTCAAGTCAATTCAGGGCGATGTTGTAGCAGTTGAGCCAGACATTTTTGAAGGCTTTGACGCTTACGCAGTTGAAATTGAAGGACTTGATGGAAAGTCATACGACGTTTTCGTTTCTCTTGACGGTGAAGTTCTTGGATACGACAAGTACGAACCAGAAGAAGCAGAAGCAATTGAAGCAGAAGCAGCAGAAATTGCACTCAAGCGTGCTTTCACCGAAGATGTTAGAAACCAAATGGCTAAAGAGGGGACCGCTCTTCCAGACGGCTCTTTCCCAATTGCTAATGCATCTGACCTCAAGAATGCTATTTCAGCATATGGTCGTGCAAGCGACAAGGAAGCAGCAAAGCGTCACATCATGAAGCGTGCAAAGGCTCTTGGTGAAGAAAAACTTATTCCAAGCAACTGGGTAAGCGGTTCAGAAAAATCAGCAGACCTTCCAGATGACATCAAATCTTCGCTCATTGAATTTGAACTCCTTGAGGAGGAGTTTAGAAACACCGACCCGAGTATCTAAGAAAGCGTAGGCCCGTATGACGGGGGTGAACTATAAAAAAATTCGCCACTACGCTCCTGGCATAGAAAAAAAACAGAAACGCTTTGACCCAGACATTGCCGCTCTTTTATTCAAAGCAGGAGTAAGGGTAACTTCCAGCACTGAGAGACTTATTGCCGACGTCTCAATTAAAGCAGCGATGCCTTTAGTGTCGCCAAACTCTGGAGACTCAGACGGTAAAAAAAGAGGCTTAGAAAGCGAAAGAGCATCTAAATTAGAAAACTATGCAGGAATAGTCCTTGACCCAACTGCTAAAAAAACTCCTGATTCTTATCTAAAACTTCACGTTACAGAACCTGAAAGAAAAGCGGCTTTAATGTCGCCAGAACCAGTTCCAAACTTTGGATGGGTTAAGTACGGAGAAACAAATACTCCTAAAGTTTCCGGCAATGTAAAAGTATCTGTAACAAGACACCGAGTTGACCCAAGAACTGGTAAGCCAATTATGTCAACGGGCTATGACCCGTATGACCCGTTTTCTCCGTACATGAATCAAGGCATGGAGGAAAAAGGTTTAGGAAGAACAATTGCCGAGGCTAATCCTGGACAAAAACTTATACATTTTACGGCTAGAGCAACAGGCCTAGTTATTGATGCTTTAGGAAAATTTAGATGCCCTCCTGGTACACCAGCAGCAAACAGATTTACCAACGAGCGGGGTGAAGGATGTTTTGCTGTTACAGCAGTTGACCTAGCAGCAATCGCTACATCAATTGCAACAATCATGTCTGATGGCGGCGGTGTCAGCATGACAGAAAATCTTCTTAGGGTTGGAATTTCTGCAGCAGAAATACGTGATGTTTACAGGCAGTCTGGTTTGCGAGGTCTCGCATCAATGGCAGAAAGAGTTCTTGGCGGTCCTGGTCATCTTGTTGGAGAAAAATATAAAGACCCCTCCTACAGAGGAGCCATAGCCCCAGCGCTCAGAGCCATAATGCGTTTGACTGAGAACAAAACAGAAAGAATGGCAAGAATTGCTGCCGAAAAAACAGGCAGAGTAGAAGACCTTAAAGCAGACCCAAGAGTTCTTGCAGTTATGGCGGCTCGTGGTGTTTCTTTTACTGGAGATGAAGAAAAAGACTTAATTAAACTTCTTGAAGCAATGGGTCAAATTCCAGAGTTTGGTCTTGCTGCTGATGGCCATGTTTTTTATGTTGGTGGAAACGAAGACACACATAAAGTATGGGTAAGAAAAAAATTCTTTGAACAGCATGCACAAGTAATTGAGCAGTATTACGGCGCATTGACTCCTGCTCAATTAGAACAAAAATATCTTGATGAAATTGCTTCTGGTGGAACTCCTTTTACGATGGCAATAGATGCTGCGGCAAGACGAGAAAGAGACCTCAGAATAGGTGCTTTTGAGCAGATTGCTTTAGATGCGATTGATAGGCCTCAATCACTTAAAGACATAAGAATAACTGTTGATTTTGACGCTAATTCTGGTACTGGCGGAGTTCTTGATGGTTATAATTTTGAAACTTTAAACGGAATGGCTGGTCCCAACTTTCTTTACGTTGGTTCTGGTCCTGCAATAGCAGGTCACCGCGGTGGGCCACCAGCAGGTCATATGGACCTGTATCAAGCGACTGGCGGCTCTACGGAAGAACAATGGGCTGCGATTGCAGCAGCAATGGCTGCGGATGAAACTGGAAGACATTGGGCTTTTACTTATGGTGTTGACTTAGCAGCGATGCAAGGTCGTGGATGGAGAGACTTTGGTGCTCAAGCAGCAGCACATGAGATTTATCACTTTGACCAAGTCATTGCTATAGCAAATTACATGGCTCAAATGCATGCTCTTGAACCAGGAAGATATCCAGCCACTGATTTGTCAACAATGAGTAGCAATGATTTATTTCTACTGGCACAAGAGTTTTTAACTAACGCTGACCCTCAAATGCTAAGAGAGGCATTAGGTGCAGATATTGAAGACCTGATTACTGCAAGACTTGATGGAGTCGCAGGAGCGTATTCTGGAGACAAACAACAGGACGCACTGGTAGCAATAGCAGCAAGCGCTTCTGGTGACCCAGAACTTGCTAGGAAGGCAAACGCTGCAAGAAGTCTTGCGTTGCTTGAAACGATGGCAGAACTTGCAGCCAATAGAAAAGTTGGCTTAATTGGAGATGACCCAGACTTAGATAAAGCGATAGATACTGTATTTGGTCCTGCGACAATAACTCTTGATGGAATTCCTCCGCTTCCTGGTGGCACAACTACTCCAGATGGAACTATCCCAGACACTCCTACGGATGCTCCAACCCCATCTCGCCCAGCGTGGGGAGACATGTGGTGGTCTACTGACGACATATCAATAGACATGCCAGAAGCACCATCTACTGGCGATGGTGGTTCTGAAGGCGGAGGAGGCGGAGGAGGCGGAGGAGGAAGAATCCACGACCCTTTCAGCAGAAGAAGAAATGGAAAAATTCCTCGCAAATTGCGTGATGGTGATGCTACGGGCGAAGATATTGACGACCTTATTGATGGCACGCCAGAAGACCCAAGAGACCGTTCTTCAAAGCGTAAAGGTGGAATAAAATCTACATGGCGCTCAATAAGAAACATAAGGCTTAGAACTGGAAACCAGAACCCGAGCGACAGAGAAAAGAAAAAATTCTTAAATGATGCACTAGATGAACTTCCACTAACAATTGAGCAAATTGAAGAATTGGCTCAAAAACTAAGAAGAGGCGAAGTTTTAAGTGAAGAAGAAAACAGCAAACTTGTTGAATCAATTCAAAAACTAAGACAAAAACTTTTTGAAGCAGATGCAAATCTTGCAAACGCTATTGCAGAATTTGAAGCAGGATGTCCTCCAGATGTTGCTGCTGCAGACGTTGGAAATTATGACGATATTGGACCATGCCGTGCTTATTTAGAAATGATGGAGAGAGCCGTTGAAAAATGGAAATTTGTTGTAAATAAACTTGAAAGAGCAGTTATTCCTCAACTAAATGACTTGTGGGACATAAATCAACATATTCAAGAAAATGGTCCACTCCCTCCACCGCCAATTAGGTGGACACCACCAGAATTCGTATACCGAGGCGGAATGGCATCTGTGTCTAACATTGCATCATCTCAAAATGCAAAACTTTCTGCTGATGAAATTGCTTTAGTTTCATCTGCTTTTACAGATACCCCACTTCCCACAACTGTAGGTATGTCACCTGCTGCTCTTAGAGACAGAACTGTTCTTAATCAAGTTTATGAAAGATATGGATTAACTCCTCCATCTTCTTCAAACTTGGATGATACAGAAACCGTTGTTCCAGTTTTAAGAATTCTTGACAAAACAACAATCAGTGATGACTTAATTGTTGAAACAGAAATGATTCTTGACTCTAAAGATATTGGTTCACTTTTTGAAACCAACACGATTGAAACACTTCGTGTTATGGATAGTCCAGACAATATTGGATTCGCCAGCACATCAGAAGCGCGTTCTAGAAAAGCAGCAGGAATTGCTGGAAGATTGCTTAATTCTAAAGCAGCAAGAAAAACAATGAAGAGAATAGGTCTTGACCCAGAGAACGAAGACCTCGTTGATATGGCTGCAGAAGCGGCGCTTGCTTTCTCTATTGGTGGTCCTGCAGCAGCAATAATTCCAATTGCTAGACGCGGTAGCAGAGATGCTGCAGAAGCAGCAATAAAAATGATGGTTGCAAAAGGCTGGATTACACAATCTGTTGCTGGAAAAATTTCTCAATACGGTATTGACCGCATTGCAAAAGAAGGACTTCCTCAAGAAATCATTGACGCAATGAAGACAGTCGGCGTTGCAGTCACAGACGAAGAAACAAAACAAAACGCCTTGCGTATGGCTGGAGTTCTTCAAGAGAGGTCATCGGAATTAAAGAGAGCATCTGCTAAAAGAATTGCTGAAATAAGACAAAGAATTGCCGAAATGAATGAAAAGTCTGGATTCTTTGATATTGAAATTAAAGAACTTGGAACTGGCATTGGGGCAAACAATGTTCCCAAAAACGACGCTAAAGCAAATCAAAGAAAGAGCAAAGTTAGGGTAGTTATCCCTGCTGGCTCAAAAGCAAAAGTAGATAAGTCTGGCGAAGTTATGATTCCGCCAGGAAAAATGAAGATTACTAATGTTGACAAAAATGGAGTAGTTGAAGCAGAAGTTACTGAACAAACTTCTGCAATTGAATACATGAAGAAAGCAGAAGAAAACCTTGTCAAGTTTATGCAAAAGACGACCGATGAGGGTGTGAAAAAACTTTTATCTACAACTGCAAGCAAATATAAAAAAGCAAAACGTGATGAAACAATTTCATCTAGAAATTCTGCAGATTCTGGTATTTCAAAAATAACGCTAGAAAAAGCGGAAACAATAATTGAAGATGCTAAAGAAATGGGATATGCATTATTTAACGAAAATTATGTTTATGTCAATGGTGAAAAAGTTGAAGTTAACAGATATTACGATTTGTTCACAAAAGCGATGACTGATGCAATTAAAGAAATAAAAGAAGAAGCAGAAAAAAAACTGTTTATATCCAACACAAAACTAAATAACTACATAATTACAAATAGTGTGCAAGGAATATATTCTGCATTAATTGGGATAGCAGGTTCAGTATTTGGAGGAATTGACAGAAGAACAAGAATTTCTATGTCAAAGGCTTCTTTACAGGATTTTCTGACTTCTGGAAGAATTGCAAATGTTGATGTTGATAGCAGGATGTTGTCAACAATGAAATTAAATAGAGACAAAATAATTGGTGGAGAAAATTCTTCTGCAGAATTTATGCTTACACCAGTAGAAATAATCCATGAATTTTATACAAATTCCGTAGAACAGTCTCTTTATGCTTCTGGTACAAAAATTGGTTCAGAAGAGTTTTCCGATTATGGAAGAGGCATAGAGGTTGTCATCAGGTCAGAAAATGCAAACCGTATTGGGTACGGCCGCTCTGACGGATATGAAACCAATGGAATATATTCAATGCTTACTGACGATAGTCAAAAGAGAATTGTTATGACAATTTTTAGCGACGCAATGAACGGAATTGAAAAAGCAAAAGATTCAATAATTTCAGCACTTCAAGCAAAGATTGAAAAAAACTATTCTCAGGTTTTAAAAAAGAACACCGAAGAAAACTTTGAAGCATTCCTCGTTGGAGAAATAAGCCTTAACGACATTGAGCATATTAAAATTCCGGTTTCAATATTTGAGATAGAAAAGAAACCAATATCTCAGTCTCATCCATTTGCTGGAAAAAACAGAATCTCTTCTGAATTAAAAAAACGCGGGAAAACAGATTCAGAAATCAAAGACTTTTTTGAAAAGGGCGGCCTATTGGGTGGAGGATATAACCCTAAATATCTGACCTATTTATTGCAAGTTGAATCAGCAATAGAGTTAAGAGATAGATTAATTTCTTTCGGCATACCAGAAGTTATCTTTACCAACAAAAATGGAATAGACATAATGGCTGAAGGAACATGGGTGACACTTCCTCCAAATCCCAAAACAGGTATTGATGCTCTTAGAATGCTTGCAAAGATGGAAGTACGTGGGATAATAGAAAAAGTTGCACCAGAGAAAGCAAGCAAAACGCCAGAAAAGGTTGCATCATGAAAGCCGTATTT